TACGCTCTATGATGTACCCGTTCTTGTACGTCTCTTCGGGCCTATACGAACTAGGAAATTGGATACTCTCATTGTCTCAAGAATGATGTATCCAGAAAAAAGTCAGAACCCACTCGGCGGTAACTCTCTTGCTTGTTGGGGGAAGCACCTTGGGTTTGAAAAAGATGACTATAATGGAGGATGGAATAACGTATCTCAAGATATGATTACTTATTGTATTAGAGATGTTGAAGTAAATGAAAAGATCTGGTTGGCTCAACAAAACTTCATTAATAAATATCCAAAACCAATTTCTCTTGAGCATATTGTAACTGACATCATCGCTTCTCAAATAGAAAATGGCATTGCTTTTAATCTCAGAGAAGCAACTAGGCTTGACGCTCTTCTTAGTTTAGAGAAAGCAGAGATTGAAGATAATCTTAGATGTACATTTCCTGCAAAGACTGAGATAAGAGTATCAGATAAAACAGGCAAAAGACTTAAAGATAAGATTACTATCTTCAATCCCGGTTCTCGTCAACAAATTGCAGAAAGATTGTACGACAAATACAAATGGGTTGCTCCTAAAACAGACAAAGGAAATCCCAAAGTTGATTCTGATGTACTTAAGTCTTTAGACTTTCCAGAAGCATCTAAGCTTGCTACTTACTTTGATCTCACAAAGATGCAAGGACAAGTAACAGACTGGTGTACTCGCTCTGCTAACTCTAGAGACGGACGTATTCACGGCAATGTAAACCCTCAAGGTACTGTTACTGGAAGAATGACAGCATCACAGCCTAACCTTCAACAAGTAAACTCAGATCCTAGAATGAGATCTTTGTTTCTTCCTACTAAAGGAAATGTTATGGTAGGTATTGATGCCTCGGGATTAGAAGCAAGAATGCTTGCAAGCCGTATGGCAAAATATGACAATGGAAAGTATGCAGAAGTTATTCTAAGTTCTGACATCCACGATTACAACATGATTCAAGCTGGCATTGACAGCCGTGCTGTATGTAAAACATTCTTTTATGGATTTATCTATGGTGCTGGTGACGATAAGATTTCTAAAATCACAGGACAAAACGGAAGAACACTTAAACAAAGGTTTCTTCGTAACATGCCTGCGTTAAAAAAGCTTATTGATGAAGTAAAGTTTCAGGTAGCCAAGAAGAAAACAATTACATTACTTGACGGACGAGAAGTACCTTGCCGTAGTGAACACGCTGCTTTAAACGTGCAGCTTCAAGGCGATGGTGCAATCGTTATGAAACTGGCTCAGGCTATTTTACATACTAAAATAAACAAAACAAAGGAAGTGAAGTTCATGGCTACTGTTCACGATGAATGGCAATTGGAGTGTCCTGTTGAAATTGCCGAAGATATTGGTAAGGCCGGTGTGGAAAGCATCATTACCGCTGGTGAAAAGCTAGGGGTACAAATGCCTTTGGATGGCGAATACAAAATTGGTAACAACTGGTCGGAGACTCACTAATGTATGATTGTAATTACTTCCTGCTTCTTAAAGCAAAGAAGCTAAGAGAATATAACCCAACCGTCTACGGAATTTATACGGTTGCATACCTTGTATGGATAATCAGTACTCTTAAAGAAGAAGATACTGGTCTGAGAAAGGATGTAGAATCATGCGGATGGTAATGTTTGGAGGACGAGCAAGAGTTGGAAAAACCACTATTGCTAAAATGGTCGCTGAGTTTGCGTATCACTTAGGATTTAAACCTATCTTTCTTCCCTTTGCTGGGCCTATTAAAGATGATGCAGAAGAAAAAGGATACACCAAAGAAAAAGATTCTACGGAGTATAGAAACTATTGTCAATCTATTGGAGCATCAAAGAGAGCCGAAGATTCAGATTACTGGGTAGACAAGTGGGCTAAAAATATTCAAGACATTATTAATCTTGAAGCAGAAGATATTGAACGCGGCGAAAAATATTGGGAACGTGTCATTCTTGTGGATGATTGTCGTTACTTAAATGAAGTAGCCAAAGGACGAGAGTTTGATGCGATTCAAATCTTTGTTGCAAACGGAGATCGAGAGATTAACGAACAAGATGCTGAGTGGAGATTCCATGAATCAGAAATGATGGCTAACAATATCGAAGCTAAGGATCCTAACTACAAAGGAATTTTTTCTACTATCCTATTGAATGACGGGAATCTAGAAGACCTCCGCTCTGTTGTAGAAATATACTCAGAAGTATGGCTTGGAACAAGAATGCTTAACGAAGAAGATAAAGATAAGATTACTCAAGCAAGTCAGTCACAATTAAAAATTGAATACGTGTCTCAAATATTAGATGAGATTTTTGAAAAGTTTGGTATTGATCCTGATGATTATATTGATGAGGATGATGATGAAGACGATGAAGATGATTTTCCTGAAGGAGCCGACTAATGGAATATCCTAACCTAGCTGCACTAGATGGAGACATCTTAGTTTACCGCGCTGCTCATTGGGCTGACGTAGAGGGCATTGATGAGCTTGAAGATAGGCTTGTTCATGACATTAAGACATGGACTCCAGAAGGAGTATCCAATATTATTGTGTGCTTTTCTTGTCCCAGAAGCAAGAACTACCGGAGAGATTTCTGGCCTGCATATAAAGCGCATAGAGACAAGCTACATACTCCAGATGCACTAGATTATGCACTAGAAATTATCTACGATGGATCAAGTACTGTGAAGTGTTTAAATAGACTAGAAGCAGATGATTTAATGGGAATGATTTCGTCTTCAGAAAAAGGGGTATCTGTCACTATAGATAAAGATCTCAGATGTGTTCCGGGCTGGCATTGGAATCCAGATAAAGAAGAAGAGCCAGTATATGTATCTCTTGAAGAAGCAGATAAGTTCTTTTATACTCAATGGATGACAGGAGATTCTACTGATAATATCCCCGGATTATGGCGAGTAGGGCCAAAAAAGGCTGAAAAATTGCTTGATAATACCCCTAAAGAAGAGTGGGATAATGCTATTATTGAGATGTATAAACAAGAAATAAGGCCTGAAAATAAGCAGGTTGATATGGAGCCAGAAGAGTTTGCTTTAGCTATGGCTCGTTGTATTCGCATCTTAAGGGATGGAGAATATAACAAAGAAAAGGAGGAAATAATCCTATGGAATCCGATAATTGGGTAAGGAATAAACAAACCGTTGATGTCAATTTCTACGCTTTGTCCTACAATAAACTACTCTATAAAAATTCTTTTTGTAAACAAAACAGAAACGTAGCTAGGCGAGTATTTAATAGCGTCATAACAAAAAATAAACTAAACAAAATGTTATACAAAACATTACAGCCTTTTTTTATTTTCTATTACCTATCTTTTTTTCACAAATGTTTAAACCCTTATTCTCATGTAACTCTATCCTTAGATGGAGTACATCATGAAACAAGAGAAGGGAAACATTTTTGGAGAGCCGATGATATTAAAGGCGATAAATACACTTTAAAAAAGACTCTAACCATAAAGTGCGGTGTAGTCCCTTCTACAGAAGAGGTGTTTAATTACACTTCTAATTTAAGTATTCATAAAGGAGCGCATTGCCCAAAAGCACTTGCGTATGGTATTGCATATGTGTTCTTCCCTATCCGAATACTAGGATACCCAAGAGAAACAAATGACTGCGTAACGGTTACTGCGGAATTATTAAAAATGTTTGGGATTGAGACCAGCAGTTTTGCTTGGACTCCCAAAATGCTTTACGATGATCTTCTTAAGAAAGAAAATGTATGAACAAAGAAATGGATCTCTTTCAACAGTTTATTGTAACTTCTCGTTACTGTAAGTGGGTTGAAGAAAAGAACAGACGAGAGACTTGGGATGAATGTGTAAACCGATACTATGATTATGTGTACAATAACACATATTTATTGGTAGGACAGGAAGACAACACTGATTACTCCCAGACGTTAAACGAATGTAAAGAAGCCACAAATAATTTAGAAGTGTTCCCCTCAATGAGGGCGCTGATGAGCGCAGGTCCAGCGGCTGATGTAGACAACACTGTTTTCTACAACTGCTCTTACTTGCCTATTAAAGACACCCGCTCTTT